TACTTTAATTGATCCACCAAAAAGAATTAAGGTAAAAAGAAAAAAAATAAAGGCAGCAGATATAAAGAAAGGAACTGCATTAGATAAGGACTTTGGTTCAAGAGTAATGGGTCAGGATGAGAAGGGAGAATATCTAAGTAAGGGAGAAAGAATAGCAAGATTTAAAGGAGAGAAATTTGATCCTGAAAGTGTTAAACCAGTTGAAGGAGATGGTGATTCTCAAAAGGATGCTCAAAACTCTAATCCATTTGCAGGTGTTGGTAGTACTTTAACAACTATTGCAGATACTGTAGACTCGATCTATAAAACTCTACAAGATCAGTTTAAGTTGCAGGAGGATGCAAGTGATGATGCTAGAGTAAAGGGAGAAGAGGAAGATGTAAAAGCAGCAGAGAAGGATTTAGAAAAGAAAGGTGGTCTTGGTCTTGGTAAAGGAATAAAAGATACTGCAGCGAAAGTCTTTAAACCTTTTATGAGTATTTGGGATAGGTTTGTACAGTTCTTTGTTGCGATTGTAGCAGGTAAAACTATAATGAAAGCATTGGATTGGTTTGGTAATCCAGAGAATGCTTCTAAGGTTTCATCTATATTCAGATTCATAAAGGACTGGTGGCCAGTATTACTTGGTAGTCTTATGTGGTTCTTGCCAGGATTATTAGGTCCCGCAGGAATGGTAGCAGGTACTATTGTTTTGTTGATGTGGGGTGTTCCTAAGATACTTGATGCAGTTAAATTTGTGATGGGATTGCCAGGTCAGATTATGGACTGGATAACTGGGAAGGGAAATAAAGATCTTGAGAAAGTAGAGGAAGAAGCGGTTGCTGATGTAACAAAAGAAACAGGAGATGAATCACCTCCTATAGATCCGAAGGAGATTATTCCAGATAAAGAACCAAAAGGATTTAATAAAGGTGGAGAAGTTCCTGGAGAAGGTAATAAGGATACTGTTCCTGCCATGCTTACTCCTGGTGAGTTTGTTATGACAAAGGGTGCTGTAAGTAAGTTTGGTGTTGATACTTTAGAAGGTATGAATGCTGCAGCAGGTGGAACTAACAAACCAAAGAAGGGTCGTCAATTCAATGAAGGTGGTGAGGCAAAAGCAGGTCAAGAATGGGGTGAGAATACGCAAGACTTGCAGAAATTAGTTGCTCCAGAACTTATGAAGTTTATGGAAACGCAAAATGCAGCAGTGGATGCAAATCCTGATGCTTATGGTGGTGTAAAATTGAAGATGGATAGGGATGGGAAGATGCCAAACTTTGGTGAGTTTATTATGAACCAAGGTGAGGTTGCTTTTAATCAAGGACTTGAAATGCTTCAGACTAATGAGTCAGTAGAACCAGAAGTTAGAGAGGCACTTATTAAAAAGGCACTTTATATTAGGAGTGAGACATTAGATAATCCCAATTTTAAAGGAGATATTGCATTTGATATTAACAAAGATATTCCAGGTACAGCAGCAAATAGATTGTATATTAAAGCTCAGAACTCTCCTAAGAATGCAGCGATAATGGCAGGAATAGATCCAGCAGAGGTTGCAAGACTTTGGAATAGAAGGCAAATGAATAAGGGTGGTCTGGTTCAACATCTTAATGAAGGTGGTTTAGTTCAGAATATGTTTGGTGGTGCTAAGACTATGTTTAATATGCTACCACAAGTTAAAGCAGCGAAGTTTGTAGGTGGTAAAGCAAAGGATATGTTCAGTAGAGGTAAAGAGTTTGTTAGTAATGCATTTGATAAGTCTGTAAATATTCCTCCTCCTACATCTAATGATCAGAAGGTAACTATTATTCAGCAGACTAATACATCTTCTAAAGAACCATCTGAGTTGGGTGGATCAACTATTCCTGCTTTCCCTGTTGTTTATCCTGCAATGAAGAAGAATAAGCAGAAACTATTGGGGATTAGTGTATAATGGCTTGGGCAGCATTAGGTAAAAAATTAGCGACTGGAATGGTCAAAGGTAAGGCAAAGAAGATTGCTGCTGATAAGTTATTGAATAGGAAAAAGAAGAAGACTGTTGCTAAAAGACCAACATTAGATGAACTGATCGCTGATGTTAGAGGTAGTGGAACAGATCAAACAAAAGGTGGAGCACTTGCTGTTCGACCTACTACTTCTTTAGTACCTACTGCTCCTAGTAAGGCAATTACTAGTGGTGGAAGTGTTGGTGTTGAAGATACTCTTACTCGAATTAAAATAAAAGTTATTTCTATAGATCAGGTATTGAAGGGAACTCTTGCAGCAGAGAAGGCACGAAAGAAAGATGCAGAGACAGCACAAGAACAAGCAGAGCAAGCAGCAGCAGAAAAGAAATTAGAAACAAAACCAAAAAAGAAAAAGAAGAAGATGGGTATGAAAGCACCCAAACAAGTCTTAAGTCTTTGGGAGAGATTAAAGAAATTCTTTACTACTATAGTATTTGGTTATGTTGCACTGAAACTACTTCCTCTACTACCAAAGTTAATACCTATTGCTGAAGGTCTTTTTAAAGCAGTTGATGGTATTTTATGGATTGTTGGAAAGGGATTTGATATAGTAGCTACTGTTGTTGATTGGGGTTATAAACTCTATGACCTAGCAATGGGTTTCATTGGCAATGTAGTTGGTGAAGAGGGTATGAAGCATATTGAGTCCTTGATGGAGGGTCTCAATAGTTTGGTTAATGGATTCCTTATGTGGAAGATATTTGGTAAGAAAATATTTGACTCAGTTCTTGCGAGTGTAAAGAGAGCATTTAGAATTGCTAGAGTAGTAGTTAAGAAAGCATTTAAATTTGCTAAGAATTTAGCAGGAAAGGGATTGAATCTTGTAAAAAATGTGGGTGGTAAAATACTTAATGTAGGAAAGAGTGTTCTTGGTAAGACTGCAAGCATTGCTGGTAAGGGTGCAAATATTATTAGTAAGGGTGCTGGTGTAGCAAAAGAAGTAGTGAAGAAAGGAGCAGCAAAGGTTGGTGGATGGGCAGTAAAAATATTTGGTAAGGCAGCAAAAGTTGTAGCACCTGCAATGAAAGCAGCAATGCCAGCAGTGAAGGGATTTGCTAAGAGGATACCAATTCTAGGACCATTGATTGTTGGTATTGTCTCCATGATGACTGGAGATCCACCAGGACAAGCAATGTTCAAAGCACTTGGTGCAGCAGTTGGTGGAGCACTTGGGACATTCATACCTGTTCCTGTTCTTGGTACATTGATCGGTGAAACGATTGGTGTGTATGGTGGTGATTTAATGTATAGTATGTTGTTTGGTGGTGGAGCAAAGGCAGTAGGAGAGAAAATTAAAGGAGATTTTAAACAGGTTCTTGATGGAGGTAAGCAAATACTTGATTGGATTAAGACTGGATTTAGTAGATTTATGGAAGGGTTACCAAAGAATCCATTTAAATTGGGTGGTTTTATATTGAATCCTTTTAATATTGGTGACAAAGTTAATTTATTGCGTAGGGCATTATTCTCTAGAGAACCAATGAATCCTGAGAAGGATAAAAAGGATGATAAGGATACTTTGAAAGGAGAAGTAGATGGTAAGGAACCACCAAAACCAAAAACAGATAGAGGTGGAAAGGTTCAAACTACTTCTAGTAAGAGTTTTAATTCTTTGGGAGAGTCTACTTATAAGATAAACGATCAAGTGGTTTCTAGTAAGGAATATGGTGAGTATCAAGATTTATCTAGAAAGGAAAGAATGAATTATGTTACAAAGGCAAAAGCTGATGCTAACAATATTCTTGCTACAAATAATAATATAAGAGATGGTATCAATAAGAGTGCATCTTATGAGGAGGGTGCTGATACTGTTGTTATTGTTCAACAGAAAACTGAGACACCTTTACCTCAGACTAGAAGGGATGAATTAGTTCTTTCTGGTGGCGGTGGAAGCACTGAGGATCCTTATGAGACCCTTGATGCAAATGGTTAAATATAAGTACGGTGTAATAACAAAATGAGCGACAAGATACTTACTGCAAGTGCAGAAGCAGCTACAATTAAATCCGTTAAAATCTTTTCAAATCTTGGTGGAAATAGGTCAGTAGATATTTCTGCTGGTATTACTTTGCTAATGTACTTTGAGAGTATATTAGAGGATACTCTTAGAGCGACTATACGGTTTGTTGATTCAGGAGATTCTGCTAAGAGTGATGATGGTGGTAATAAAACAGTAAGAGAAGGTTTGCCTCTTGTAGGACAGGAAAGAGTTGAGATAGAATTTGAAGATAATAATGAAGTTGCTATAGGTGATTCTCCTAAACTTACTTTGTATGTTAATAAGATAACTCCAATAGACAGTGATACAAAGACTGAATTGATTCAGTTAGAGTTAGTATCAAAAGAGTTTATATTCAATGAAAAGATAAGAGTTAATACTAGGTTTGATGGTAAAATATCTGATCATATAGAAACTATACTTACTGATCAAACTTATCTTAGAAGTGAAAAGGAGTTGCACATAGAGGATACTGAGAATGAATTTAATTTCAATGGACATAATAAAAAACCATTCTATATGTTGAATGCATTATCTAAGAAGTCTGTGCCAGTAGGAAAAGGTGGTACGGCAGCAGGATTCTTTTTTTATGAAACTTCTAATGGATTTAATTTTAAATCACTAGATGCTTTATTAGATCCTTCTAAGAATCCAAAAAAGAAATCTATCATTTATAATGAGACACCTGAATCCAAAGGTCAGAATCTTCCTGAAGGATATGATATGAAGGCATTGGAATATGAATTAGATAATCGTGTTGATGTTCAGGAGAAATTGAGACTTGGTGCTTATAGTAGTAAGATGATTTTATTTGATCCTTTTAATTGTTATTATGAAGTTCTTACTGATTCAGTAATAGAAAGTGGTGATGGAAAAGATACTGAACAATCTGCAGGTAAAGAATTACCTGTGTTGAATTCAGAATTTGATACTATCAATGATGGTGAGAATAAAGAGTTTAGTCGTACTACATACTTCCTAGTTGATCATGGATCATTACCTTCTGGAGATACATCTCAGCAAATTGATGATGCAGAGAAGCAGAATTTTGAGTATTTTAAAATAGCAAATCAATCTATTAGACGTTATAATCAATTTTATGCATCAAAAGTTACGATTACCTTACCTGGAGACTTTTCATTACACGTAGGAGATGCTATATTTGTAGATGCACCTGGACTTACCGCAGAGAAAACTGGAGAAAACGACCAGCAAGCTGGTGGGATATATATTATAGCGGATTTATGCCACTATATGACTCCAAAAAATACCTATACTAAATTAAATTTGGTTAGGGATTCCTTTGGTAGAAAAGGTACAGCAAGCTAATCTTAGGAGAAAACCTATGACTATTAAACACAACTTAGATCACGAAGTTTATCTTGATCCTAAAGATGGTAAAGAGCATACTAATCATGGTATGCATGAATATACAAAAGAAGATTTAGAAAATGTTCATGCTGATTATGAGGTGTATCATAAGGATGATAAAGTAGATGCGAACGAAGGTAAGATCAATGATTATCATACACGTCATGAAGATAGTCATCTAGAAGTGTATTGTGACAATCATCCAGATGCAGACGAATGTAAGGTATACGACGATTAACCTATGGATATCGGGGGATCATTATTTAATTCAGGATTTTTAGGTGCTGATTTCTTCTGGTGGGTCGGTCAGATTGCTGACGATTCCACTTGGAGAGATAATATGTCTCCAGGTAAAGAAACTAATAAAGAAGCAGTTCCAGGTTGGGGTAGAAGATATAAAGTAAGAATCATGGGTCTCCATGATAAGACTGTTCCTATTGATGAGGAACTTCCTTGGGCACAGATAATGTACCCAGTTACTGCTGGTGGAGGTCAGACCAGTTCATTCCAGACTGCAAACCTCCGTCAAGGTAACTTTGTATTTGGATTCTTTTTAGATGGTAAAGATCAAAGTGTTCCTGTTATTATGGGAGTGCTTGGTAATAATGCTCAAACCATTTTAGATAATGATCAAGCTAGTGAGGATAGTAACTTAGGTCCAAGAAGTGGATATGGTGATGGTGCTGTTGCTAAACAAGGTGCTTCTAAAGAAAGAGTACCTGAGACCGATCTTGTTACTGAAAAACCAAAAACAAAAGAGGCAGCACAGGAAGAAGCAAATTCAACATTAGATACTAATCGGTTTGGTACTGCTCAAAATAAACCAGTATCAAGAGAGCAACAAGCAGATATTGATCTTGCCAAATTGAAGGGTGAGGAGTTGGGATTAACAGGAGATGAATTATTTGAATACATTCAGAAACAAGTTAAGAAGGGTATTAAGAATAGAATTAAGAACGCAAATTCTATTCAAGCACCTAAAGCACCAGGAGCAACTAAAGAGAATGCAGATGCCATTCATATGACAGGTGCTGCTGATGTTATAAGAGAAGAACTATATCAAAAATCTATTCCTTTAATGAAACCTGATGATCTTGTGGGGTCTTCTTTAAAATCAATGCAGATTGTTGTAGATAATCTTGCTATAGATGTTGATAAGCATTTAAAATCTTTGCAAGATGGTGGATATGTTGATGCGGTTTCTATGGGTAAAGACATACGTAATTTAAAAGCAACACAAGCAAATGCTGCATGTGAAATGTCTAAGTATATGAAGATAATTTCTGATAAGATGATGGAATATGTTTCTAAAACTTTGAATAAAGAGTTGTCAGATAAAGTTGCTAAGATGCCATCTAGTCAAAGGTGGATGATGGCAGACATGACTGAGATAACTGGTCAACAATTACTACAAAGTTATAATCAGATTGCTGATAATATGTGTGGTACAGTTGAAAAGGTATTGGAAGATACTTTGAATACTTCAAAACTCATGGATCAAATTGATGGTATGTCTAATAGGTTAATCAATCAATCAATCACAGATCAGACTGGATTAACCTCAGATATAACCAAGGAAGATGAAATATTGGTTGAGGCAGAAAAGATTTTTAATAGAATCAATGAGGTTTCTGAGTCTTCTGATGCGACTTTAGATGATATTGTCGATAGTTTAACAGATGATTCTGATGAACCAACTATTCCTAAAGTTCCTTCATGTTACGCAGAAGATTTAGCTGCAAAAGTTATATCAACTAATAGAAATTTAATTGATAAAGCAAATGATAATATCGTTAAGAGTATAAACTTTTTTATGGATGACATGCAGAAGATGTTATTGAGAACTGGTGAGGTTGAGGACAGTGGTGAGGTTATACAAGGTCAGGTAATGTCTATTACTGATGCAGAAGTATTAGATCAAACTTTAGGTGGCACTAATTATCTTACTGCTACATCTGTTCCAACTGGGATCTTTGGTAATGTTAATCCAGGAATTACTACAAGTAAAGGTGAGGGATGTGTAGTTAATCTTACTGTATCCTCTGGTGGATTAGCAGGTTTTGGTGCAGCAGATGGTGCTAAACATTATGAGTGGATAAGTAGAGGAACTAATTATGTTAATGGAAATCAAAATGCTGTTGTTTGTGATACCACTGGAATTGGTACTGGTATGATGATTAACATGACAGTTACGGGAGGAGAGATACAAACAGTAAGGGTTCATACAATAGGTACAGGATATAAGGTAGGTGATACTATTATGCCTCATATGCAAGGAGGAACGGGATCTATTGCAGGTAATGGTGGATTTAAGTTAACTATGGTTGCAGGACCAGTAGATGCAGGTGGTATTGAAGTTATTAAAAAAGGAAAAGAGTATCAGGTGGGAGATGTTTTATTTGTTGATCAGACTAATTTTGGTGTTAAATCTACCAATGCAACATTTACTCTCACAGCTACTCAAGAAAAAACAAAGAAACAACTGAAAGGAACTGGTCAAAAGTTAGATGATATATTGGGATCTATTGCTTCTCTTGGTGGTAATTTAACTCAAGCTCTTCAGTTTGAGAATATGACTGCAAATGTTTTTCCTTTTGAGTTACCACCTAATCAGGCAGTATCTGATTTATATAAACTTGGTACTGGTGGTGCTGCACAATCAGATAAGGAGTTACCTAATATTGCAAACGTTGCAGGTAAGATAAAAGATACTGCTGTTGATGCTCTTAGTGGGGTTCCATTTATAGAACCAACAATAGGAGAATTAGAATTGGATTTTGAAAAGGCAAAAGCTATAATCAACTCAAATAATACTTGATAAATATCTAATATGTATTCTGACTATAGTATAGAATAGATGGCAATTGCTGCAACCCAGTTTAATATATTTGGATCTGTTACTCAGAAAGAGATATCTGTTGGATATATTTCGAGTATTAGAGGATATGTTCCTAGCATTTCTTTATGCGAAGCAAATGACCATGAGAAAGAGTATCCAAATACTGCATTCATTCTTAAGAATAGGGATAAGATATCCTATATTGGTATAGATGAAGTTAATAAGTTAGTACCAGATGATATAGTACCTTTAGATAATACTGATGTAAGTTGTGGTTCTATTGATTTGGATCATAAATGTAGTAGCACTCCTGAAGTATACTTCTATGGTGGTGGTGGAGTAGGTGCTTTTGCTAATCCAGTAGTTGGAACTGATGGTGGATTACTTACATTAGATATTACAAATCCTGGTTTTGGGTATCAGTATCCACCTAAAGTAGAAGTAAAGGATGAGTGTGGTATTGCTAAAGGTGCTGTAGTTCGTGTACAGGTATCAGATGGTGATAATTGTGTAGAGACTTGGAAATATTATAAGGATCAGATGGATGAGTCTGGACCAGATATATGTGCTGATACTAGTATACCTTATGGTAGAGTTTGGGGTGTAAATGGTCAGGATACTGGAGAGTGGGATCCTACAAAGTATACTAAGTATGCAGCAGATCCTTTAATGGATGAGGTTGATAAGTATCTTGAGAGTCTTAAGAATTTATCAAATCCTTGGTGGACTACGAGGCAGAATTTAAATAAACAAAATATTACTTCGTCTAAGAATGGAGAAGTAACCACAGTAGGATATGCTGTTAGTGTTACTGAATGGTCAGACTTTTTAAATCTATATGGTATTTCACCAGTACCCCCATCAGATGAACCTGGATCTGCACATGGTGGTGAGACTTTTGATTTTGAATGGGATATAGAATTTCCTTGGGGTGGTGAGTATGTCTTTAGAGGTTTGTATGCTGGTGCTGTAGGTTTTGGCGATTTATATATTGAGGATCAAAAGGTAGCATCTTTAGGTAATAAAGACGGTCTAACAGATCCAATCAAATATGAAGTTGGTATTGCTACAACAAAAAAAGTAGCTTTTAAACTTCATAATGGAGCAACTACAAAGAAAGCACCAATACAACCAAGTAGAGAACCAATAGTTAGAAAAGCAGGTGGAAAGTTTATCAAGGAAGGTAAAAATTATTTTTATAAAGTATCTGGAAATGATCTTGTTGATATAGATTTTGATTTTGCTTGGGATAAGAGTCTTGGATTACCTGAAGAAGAAAAGGAAAAGATAGAGACAAAGAAAACAGTACAGTTTATTACCAGTCATCAATCACCTCGTGATAGTACATTTGAGATAAGCGAATTAGGAATTAGATCTCATAAGAATGGTGGTAAAAATAAACCTAAAGTTTTTAATACCTTTGCTAAACAAATTGAGATTGGAAAAGAGTATCAAATAACTGTTAAGTGTAATGCATCAGATGACTATGGTGTTAAGTTAAGAGTTAATAAGGATGATCAGGGAAGAACTCGTCTTCAAATGGAGGATTATAAGGACTATAACTGGAAAGATTTTGAGGTTTCTATAACTGATGGTGAGTTCTATGATCTTGTAGATGGAAACACATCAAATAGAACTGCGACTTGTAAATTTAGGATCAAGAAACCTGTAACACCTCCCACACCTAAAGAAAGACCTGCTATCAGTAAACTTACCATACAGACTGAGACAGAACCTTTAGTATTTGAAGTTCCTAAGACTGATTTTCAACCAGGAAATGATGATGGGAATAAAAAAAATACTATTACTTATAATGGATTAAAAGTACCAGGAGATAAACGTTATACAACTTCTAGAAGACTTGCGTTTGACGACAACTCTGGAAATGGATTTGATGAGAATGCTACTTTTAATATTGATTATGTTACTGGAGGAACAGCAGAGTTTAATCAAGATTGTAATTCTATTGATGTTCAGGGTACTAATGTACAGGTTAGTCTAACATATGTTTGGGCTGATAATCCTAGCAGAAGTGGTAAGGCATTAGAATCAATTAGGATTGGTAATACCACTTGGACACAAACCAATAGCAGTACGGGTAGAGAAACTCATGTAATAGTTTTAAGTGGTGGTAGTAGTCTTGCAGATACTCTAGGTAAAGGTGGTAAAGATTATCAGCAGAAAGGTATTATTAGTAAGAAAGGTAATTTTAAGAATGGTAGAAAGTATAGAGTAACATTTGATAGGCAGTCATATACTAAGGTTCCTAGTATTGGTGATACAGGTGCTACTCCAGAGACAGAAGACCAGAAGATTGATTTCTTTGATAGAGGTGTAAGGATAGGTAATACATTACAGATTGCTACTCCTCAGAATGCATCCTTTGCTGCAAGGACTGCATATCAATTGTCTGAAAATGAAAGTAGAATAGTTTATCCTGCAGATACAACAACTACAGAGCAAACAATATTTAATACTCTACAATATATTGACAAGGCAGATAGGAGACTATGGAAATCGAAAAATAAGAGAGGACTCTTAGCAAAGTATGGTGTTGCTCCTTTTGATACTGCACTATCACTTCCAAACATGCCTTATGCAGGGGATCATACAATTGTGTGGACAAACATTACTTTCCCTGTTAGTACTAACTATGACATACATGTTCATGTTGATGATGATGTACGGATACAAATAGGTGATCAGGTTGATTTCTTCCAAGATGGATTTGTGGGTAATAACAATAAAGCAACAGGAGAGGTTACTCATACGTTCTTTATAAAAGCTGGAACATATACTATTACTGCAACTCATAGTCAAATTCCTGGTGGTAAATGGCCAACAACTAATCCGATGGCATTGGCAATTGATGTAAAAGCAAGTGTGGCATATAGAACGGTTGCAGATCCTAAGAGTTGGAATGAGAATCCAATGGCTGTTGCATTGTCGATTAAAGCACCAACCCCACCACCACCAGCAGCGATAGTTCCACCAATATTATCAGAGGGTGAATGTCCAGAGAGTCCTATTTGGCATACTCGTATGAAACCAGAGGGAACTCCTTGGTATCCAGTTAAGTTTGGATATTGGGATAAGTGGACAAATAAGTATGCAATATCTCCAATTCCTCCTCTTAATAGTCCTGGTACAGATGGTACAGGTAACTCAGATGGATGGGAACAGACTTGGATTATAGATGCACCCTATGAAGGAGATTATACCTTTAAGGGTACAGTAGATAACTTTGGAAAGATTTTTGTTAATGGTAATATGGTTGCTGAAAGAAATGATGATCCTAATCTTTCCTTCAGAGATGAGGAATATAAAAGATCAAGTTTAGATGTTGTAGTAAAACCAAAAAACAGAGATGAACCATGGCCTCAAGAGACTAAATTCTATATGGCAGAAGGTAAGAACACTCTTACTGCTAAAGTTCAAAACTTTAAAAATTATGAGACTAAAAAGAAATACTTTAGTGAAAAGATTTTTAGCACTAAGGATTGGCAATCAGCAGCACCAATAAAGACTAATAAGAATAATAAACCTGCTGGTATAATGTTTACTAAGACAGGTAGTAAATATTATCTTACTGCTTATGGTAATGATAGAATTGATGCTGATCTTGGATTTACTTGGGATGTTTTAGAGGGTGCTGCTCCACCTACAACACCTAAGAGTAAAACAGTACAGTTCCTTACTAGTCATAGATCACCTCGTGATAGTACGATTGATATTAAAGCATTGACAATAAAATCTCATAAGAATGGTGGTAAAAATGTTCCTCATGTAACTAATAATTTTACTAGAGAAGTTGAATATGATAAAGAGTATCAAGTAACCGTTAAGTGTAATGCATCAGATGACTATGGTGTTAAATTGAGGGTTATTAAAGATGCACAAGGAAGAGAACTTCTTCAGATGGAGGACTATAAAGATTATAACTGGAAAGATTGTGAACTTACTGTAACTGGTGGTAGATTTTATGATCTTGTAAATGGAAATACATCAAATAGAACTGCTACTTGTAAATTTAAAGTAGATTCTCCTGCTGCTAAGCTTAATTTCTCTCCACCTTCTGTAACTAAGATTACTGTACAAACAGAAACAAATCCTTTAGTCTTTGATGTACCTAAAACTGATGCTCAACCACCAAATACTGGTGGGAATACTAGTAACACTATTAGTTACACTGGATTGAAGAGACCAGGAGATAAACGTTACACAAGTTCTAGAAGACTTGCTTTCGATGATAATTCTGATAATGGATTTGATGAGAATGCTACTTTTAATATTGATTCTGTTACTGGAGGAACAGCAGAGTTTAATTCAAGTGGTGATTCTATTGATGTTCAGGGCACTAATGTACAAGTTAGTTTAACTTATGTTTGGGCTGATTCACCTAGCAGAAGTGGTAAGGCATTACAGAAGATTCAAATTGGTAATACTACTTGGACACAAACCAATAGCAGTACGGGTAGAGAAACTCATATAATAACTTTAAGTGGTGGTTCTAATCCTGCAGATAATTTAGGTGAGGGTGGAGAGCAATGGAAAGTAAGTGGTACTATTAAGAAGACAGGAACCTTTAAAGCAGGTAAAACTTATGAAGTTACTTTTGTAAAAGGATATGGTCGCAGACCAGATGGTAGTGCAATTATTAACATACCAAATCCTACTATTCTTGAGTCTGGGTGGAAAACACAAGCAGAGAAATCAATTAAACCTAATCCTAAGATGGCATTTAAGAATCCTTGGGACTATTTACAAGCAACTTCTGTTTATCAAATGTCTTCTGCTACTGCTGAACAAGAACTTCTTGCAGACACTACAAGAAATGGTGTAACCTATAAAGGACCAGCATTATTTAATTATAGAAGTAAGATATATGGTTCATTCATGAATGAAAATGGAATTTCTCCTGACTATCCAAAAATTGGTGGTGCTGAGTTAGTTGATTACACTTGGAGTAATGTTCATTTTCCAGTAACAGGTGAATATGAATTTACATTCCAGAATGATCATTCAGCAACTCTTTTTCTTGATGGTCAACAAATAGGAACTAATACATTTAGAGGAACTGATAAGACTCGTCAAGATATTGGTGCTGGTAGGCATAGTATTGATATGACAGGTGAAGGTACTCCTAAAAAGATAACAGTTAATAAAGGTAAGCATACTCTTACAGTAAAACCAACTGTATATACAGCAGAAACTGGAGGTCCAATAGGATTTATAGATGCTCTCTTCCGTAAACCATCTGAAGATTATTACAGAGGTTCATCAGCATTTGATGCTAATCCAAGTACCTTTGCTATAGGAATAGCAAGATTGGTTGAGGATGTACCAGAACCAGGAACACCTCAATCTTCAGCAGCATCAGGAAAATCATGGTATCAAAATCCAATAGGACTTTGTGGTATAATTATTCCTCCACCATGTAAGCAAATAAAATGTGGTAAGGGTAGAATTAAAGATCCGTTAGTTGAAGATCCTGGAACTGGTTTTGATACACCCCCACCTCCTACAACAAGACCAGAAGTTGTTGTTGATCCTGGAGATGATAGACCAGTTGAATATAATGCTCTAATTGTACCTGTTAGGGTTGTTATAGATGATCCTGGTATCAACTATAAGGAACCAGATCTTCCAGGTGGAGATCCTGGTGACACTCCAGTGGTTGATGATCCTCCTGGCAGTGGTATTGCATTGACTGCTACATACACACCTCATGGTGGTATTAGTAAGATTGATATTCTTGATCCAGGAACAGGACTTACAAGTACTCCTAGAATTATTATACCATCTGATACTGGTGTTAATTTCCGTGGTCATTTTATATTAGATGTTGTTCGTGATCCAATTGACGCACCTGATCCTGATAAATTATTACAGGTAACAGACCTAGTTGGATTAAAACAAACTGGATATATACAAGGTCGAGCATACTATGGTTCTGTATACTATGAGAATGGTATTCCTTATGCAGGAATAACTGCGAGTGCTGGTAAAGCAATTCAAGTTTATGCTACTCTACAAGAGAGTATTGATGGTGTGAGAACTACACCTCCATCAGCAATTCAGAGACAGGGTACTGATATTTCTAGCAATGATCCTAGACTTAACATACCAGGAACTCCTGATAACCTTACCTAATAATATAAATGTCTGCACCTACCTCATATAATAGACAAAATTCTAGGACACCTTCCAAGAATAGTAGATTAAAATCTAGTTTAAAGGATTTTAAGAAGAGTAAATATGATACTGCCAAGATCAATTATACTGCTGTTGGGTGGGGTAATGATCATGGTTCTGTTACTATGGGTCAGATTCATAAAGATTCTGATGTAACTGCAGCAGTAATGCTTAATACTAGGGATGGATTGCATCAATTCTCTTTAGATAATGATGGTGTAAGAAGAGGTTCTACAACTTCTACAAGCACTGGTTCATTTCAAGTTAAGTGTGGTAAGTATCCTTGGATTGAGAAAGCAGTAGATAAAGAAGCACTTGATAGTTGCTTTATTGAGGCAGAGCATGGTAATATTGTTATTAAGGCAAGTAATGGCAAGATCAGACTTGAAGCAACTGACATTGAGATGGTTGCTAAAGGTGAAACAACTGATCGAGGTAATATTAAGATGACTGCTAGTGAAAACATTATAATGGAGTCGAAAAAGACTCTTATAAATGCCAAAAACTTTTACAAAATGAGCACACCACAAACTATGGAAATTATTGCTAACGGAGTTCTAAAATTGTATGGAAAAACAATTAGAGGTGTTACTGATGCCGTGGACATTAAAGATTCTAAGGTAGGTGGTAGAAATTTCCAACAAAGAGTTAAGGAGGGTGCATAACAATGTCTTATAACGTAGATGATTTAAATGTAGGTGGACAATTAAAGGTCGGTACTGGTGTTAACGGTGCTGTTCAAGAAGGTCCAGAAAAAATCAATGGATCTGCTTTTGTAGAAGGTCCTATGGTAGTTGGATCACCTGATGACTTTGATGATATACAGGGAACCTTAATGGTTGGTCAGATCGCTAATGAAGATCCTAATATGCCAGAGGATACTTCTCCTTATAAATCAGTTCTTGGACTTTCTGGTGCTCAACCACAGGCAATATATTCAAAGGGAAATCTGTATGTTCAGGGAGATATATTTGTTACTGGATCTGTTGATTGTTTTTCAAGTGGTAGATTAGAAGCAAGACATAAGGTGGCAGATAGATCACCTAAACTATTTGATATGCCACATCCTTCTACAGAGGGATATAGACTTGCTCATGCATGTATAGAAGGACCAGAGGTTGGTGTTTATTATAGAGGAAGACTCCGTAATAAGACTGAGATTGATTTGCCTTCTTATTGGAAAGATTTAGTTCATGCTGAGAGTATTTCTGTACAGTTGCAACCAATTGGAGCTCCGCAGGATATTATTATAAAGAGATGGGATGATAGTAAGATATATTTACAGGCAAGAGGACCAATTCCAATCGATTGTTTCTATCATGTGTATGCAGAAAGAAAGGATGTAAATGCATTGGTGGTTGAGTACCAAGGAGAAACCCATGAGGACAGACCTGACAGAGAAGGTAACGATCCTAAGTATGCTGGAGTGATCAATACGAGGACTAAGTAAGGAGGGGGTTGACAAGGGTTGACAGAGGTGGTATATTATATTTGTTGAATCGACGGG